CATCAATCGAATCCGAGTGGCGGCGGCGGCAAGGGCGGCGGTGGTGGCGGCGGGGGCGGCAAGGGTGGGAGCGGCGGCTCCGTCTCTTATACCTATCAGGCCTCGGTCGCGCTCGGCCTGAGCGAGGGTCCCATCACTGGCGTCGGCACGGTTTGGGCCTCCAAGACGGAGACTTCGCTGGGGGCGCTGGGTCTCGGACTCTTTGCCGGCGCTTATGCCCAAGCGCCTTGGGGCTATCTCAGCACTGCGCATCCCGACCAAGCGCTCGGCTATAGCGGTACGGCCTATGTCGCCGGCGCCGCTTATCAGCTCGACGAGAACGGGCAGCTGCCCAATCACAATTTCGAGGTGGAGGGATTTTTTGCGGGCACCGCGCCCGGACGGCCCGACGCCGATCCGAGCCGCGTGGTCGCCGATCTCTTGACCAATCCCTTTTACGGCGCCGGCTTCCCGGCCGCACGGCTCGGCGATCTCTCGACCTATCAGGCCTATGCGCTCGCCGCCGGCCTCTGGATATCGCCCGCTTATACGGAGCAGGCCGAAGCCTCGCAGCTGCTCGACGATATCGCCTCTTACACCAACAGCGCCTTTGTCTGGTCGAGCGGCACGCTCACCCTCGTGCCCTATGGCGACGCGGCGCTGACCGGCAATGGCTATAGCTACACGCCGCCCGTGGCGCCGCTCTACGATTTGGGCGACGATGATTTCCTCGCCAATGCGGCGGCGGGCGCGGCCGCGGCGAGCGACGACCCGGTGCTGGTGACGCGCAAGCGGCCCTCGGATGCGGTCAACGATCTGACGCTCGAGTTCCTCGATCGCGCCAACCAGTACAGCGCGAGCACGGTCGAGGCATCGGATCAGGCGATGATCGATCTCTACGGCCGGCGCAGCGATGCGGGGCAAAACGCGCATCTCTTCGCCGACGTCGCCGCCGCGCGGCAATCGGCGCAGCTTTTGCTGCAGCGCCAGGCGGTGCGCAACACCTACCAGTTCACGCTCGACCAGCGCTATATCCTGCTCGACCCGATGGACATCGTGACTTTGAGCGATGCGCGGCTTGGCCTCGACCGGCAATGGGTCCGCATCACCCAGATCGCTGAGAACGACGATGGCAGCTTGTCGATCAGCGCCGAGGACTATCTCGCCGGCACGGGCTCGGCCGCGACCTATTCTTTCGGAACCGGCGCCGGCTACGCGGCCGACTACAATTCCGATCCGGGCGAGACCAATGCGCCGCTCGTCTTCGAGCCGCCGCCCGAGATCACCGATACCGGGCTTGAGATCTGGCTGGCGATTTCCGGCGGCGCGCAATGGGGCGGCTGCAATGTCTATGTGTCCTCGGATGGCGACACCTATCGCCTGATTGGGCAAAAGCGCGGGCCGTCGCGTCAGGGCGTGCTCACCGCGGCTTTGCCGGCCGGGCCGGATCCGGACCGCGCGAATAGCTGCAGCGTCGATCTGAGCCAGAGCTTCGGCCAACTTCTGGCCGGGACCCAAGCCGATGCCGATGCGCTGCACACGCTGTGCTGGATCGCGGGCGATGGCGGCGCGGGTGGCGAGCTGATCGCCTATCAGCAGGCGACGCTCATCGCGCCCTATTGCTATGACCTCGGGGCGAGCGGCGGCGCGCCGGGCTATCTCCGCCGCGGCGCCTATGGCACGGCGATCGCATCGCATGCGGCGGGTGACGGTTTCGCGCGACTCGATGGCGGAATCTTCACCGTTCCCTACAGCAAGGATCAGATCGGGCGGACCATCTTCATCAAGCTGCCCGCGTTCAATTTGTGGGGCGGCGGTTTGCAATCGCTCGGCGAGGTCGCGGCGATCGCCTACACCCTTCGAGGTCCGCCACCGCCGCCCGCTGTTACCGGCTTCATCGCGCAGCAAAACGGCAATGTCGTGGTGTTCGCTTGGAACGCGATCACCGCGGATGGTCCGGCGATCAAAGGCTACGACATCGGCTATGCGCCGCAGGGCACGAGCGATTGGAGCCTTTTTCGGATGCTCACCGAAGCCTCGGCGGGCACCGAGATGACCAATGCGGATGTACCGCGCGGGAGCTGGACCTTCGGCATTCGCGCGCGCGACATCGCCGGCCAGCTCTCGCCCGGCATCGCCACCGCCGATCTTGTCGTCACCTCGACGCAACCCGTGATCTATAGCGGCGACGAAGCGCCGGCCTGGGCGGGCGCGATCGCCTGATTGCTGCCGCAGGCGGGAAAGGCATCGATCATGTCGGCCCTCCAACGGCGCGCGGCAATCCGGGTTGCGCCGCCGCGGCCCGCCCGCGCGCGCCGCCTGCGCCTCTCGATGCTCTTGGTTTGGATAGCGGGCGCTGTTCTGCCTTGGGCGGCGCTGCTTTTTGTCTTCTATCTCCTCTGCGACTGACGGAGCGCAAGCGTGACCCAGCAAGTGATCCGAATCTACGAAAGCCCGGCCGAGGACAGTTTTGCTGAATTGCTCTATGACGATATCGCGCTGACCTGCGCGATGGCGCATGTTCATGTCGGTGCTGCAGCCCGGCCTTTCGTCTCAACCTTCGTCATAAACGGGCAAGCCTTCGCGCAATCTTTCCCGCCAGGAACCGATGCCGACATCAGCCTGCCGGTCGCGCTGACGGTGGTTCTCGGCACGGGCCGAGGCGGCGCACCGAGCGTCTCTTTCCAAGGCTTCGACAGCGTCTTCTTTGGACATAATCCATGAGCTGGTCGAAAATCGCCGGCTCCGGCGGGATCGCTTCGGGAGGATCGACCTCGCGAACCAGCTTTGGCGTTGCCGGCAATGCCGTCGGTTCCGGGCATGTGGTGCGAGGCACGGTGACCTGGGGCGACGCGACGGTCGGCCATCTCACCAGTGTGACGGACAATCAAGGCAACAGCTACTCGATCGTCGACAAGATCGCCGACACGGCGGAGCCGCAATCCATCGCGAGCTTCTGGCTCAACGCTATCACCAATGCGCCCACCACGATCACCGCGCATTTCAGCCCAGCGGTCACCTTCGTCGGCATCGAATGGAGCGAGTTTTCCGGCAATGATTCCTCGACCGCGCTGACCGGCCATGGCGGCCAGGTTCAGCGCTCGCCCGGCACCGCGGCCGATGCGGTCAAGACCGGGACGAGCTTCGGCTCTTCCGGCGATTTGCGATCCGGCGGAATGACGACAGACGATACCGGTAGCGTCGTTGTCACAAGCGGGACCGGCTATACGACAGACCAAAACAACACGCCCGGCGGGAGTGGTCAGGTTTCGCTCGCGAGCGAATATTTGGTCGCGACCGGCGCGGCCGATGCGACCTTCAAAGTCGCGAGCAACACGCCCTGCATCACGGTCGGCATGAGCTTCAGCCCGGCCTCAGGCGGCGGCTCGTCGGGCATGAAATTTCGTCGCACCCTCTCAACGCTTGGGGCGCGCATGGGCTTTCGTCAAAATCAGGCGGCATAGATGGCAATCATCAAACAATCCACGACCTATACGCGCGTCTTCCTGCTGGTGCAGAGTGCGGACCATGTCAGCGGGCTCACCGGCGCATCGCCGACTGTCAACCTCTCGAAGGCTGGCGGCGCCTTTGCGGCGGCCGGAGGAACAATCAGCGAGATCGCCAATGGCTTTTACAAGATTGCGCTGACGACGACGGATACCGGAACCCTCGGCGACCTGGCGTTTCACTGCACCGCGGCCAGCGCCGATCCGACGGACTTCGTCGACCAGGTCGCTGCGAACATCCTCGGCGACACGCTGCCGGCCAATGTCGCGCAATGGAATGGCAGCGCGGTGGCCGCGCCCGCAAGCGCGGGCATTCCCGATGTCAACCTCAAGAACGTCGCCGGCAGCGCCGTCAACACCGGCGCGGCGCAGCTCGGCGTCAATGTGGTCGGCTATGCTGCGGGCGAGGATCCGGCGACGCTGGTGCTCGATGTGGCGGCCTCATCGCACAATTCCGCCTCGACGGTCGGTGCCAAGATCAACGCCGCCGGCAGCGCCGGCGATCCCTGGTCGAGCGCCTTGCCAGGCTCTTACGCGGCGGGTACGGCGGGCAATATCCTCGGCAATGTCGTCGGCACTTTGCTCGATGCGGCGGACGCGATCGAGACCGGCGTCACGCCGCGCCAGGCGCTGCGCTATGTCGCCGCCGCGCTCGCCGGCGTTCTCTCGGGTGCTGCGACCACGACCGTCGCAATTTCGGCGATCGGCAATGCGGGGACGCCGCGCATCAACGCAACCGTCGATGCCAGCGGCAATCGCTCGGCGGTGACGTTGTCATGACAGCTCTAAGCTTAAAGCTTTAAGCTTAAAGCCAAGAACATGTTCGCTCCCCGCTATTTCGCGCCGCGATACTTCGCTGCGCGCTATTTTCCCGAGCTCGGCGCGGCCCAGCCCGGCTTCGTGCGGCATTACACCGGCGTGCTGACGCCGCGCGGCGCCAAGACCGTCGATCACTATGCGCGCATCGCCGCGCCCGCCGCGCCGGTCCTGTCTCAGATCGCGGGCGGTGCGCTCGGCGCCGCGACCTATTTCGCGAAGGTCACGCTGGTCTCGCCCAGCGGCGAGACGACGCCGTCCGCCGAGGCGTCGCTCGCGGTCGCCACCAACGGGCTGCTGCAAGTCGGCGCGCCGGCCGCGACCGGCAATGCCATCGGCTGGAACGTCTATGTCGCGACATCGAGCGGCGCCGAGACCTTGCAGAACGCGGCGCCGCTCGCGCTCGATACCGGCTGGACCGAGCCCGTGACCGGCCTCGTCTCGGGCGCTTCGCCGCCGAGCGAGAACACGACCGGTTGGGACGTGTTCAATGTCTTCGTTCCTGACCCGGTCCCGTCCGCGCGTTACACCACCGCCGCCATCGACACCGGTTTCGACGACGATCTGCGCGTCACATCGGCGATCGTCACCGGCCTCGGTCCCGGCGAAGCGGGGACGCCCGCGCTCGCTTTCTCGATCGATACCTGGCTCACCGGCGAGAGCGACCCTGAAAGCTTCGTTCCTTGGACGATCGGCTTCGTCAACATGCGGCACATCAGAGGCCGCATCGATTACGATCCGATCGTTGCCGGTGCGGTCTCCTATATCGCCCATCTCGTCCTCACGATCGACACCTCGCCGCGGCTCGAAAGCGGCGGCAGCTTCGATGTGGCGGCGGGCGGATCGGTGCTGGCCTTTCCGACCGCGTTTCACTTTCCGCCCTTCATGCCGGCGCCGAATGTGCTGTCGCCGAGCGGCGCCGGCTATTACGCGACCGCGACCAGCGTCAGCGCGAGCGAGGCGACCATTACCATCTTCGACCATCTCGGCAATCCGGTCGCGGGCACGGTGAGCTGGCAGGCGACCGGGGAATAGGGTCGTAGCAAAGCCGCGCAGGGGACAAGCCGCTTGATCGCCTTGCGATCGAGCCCGAAGGGCGCCGCGTCGCAGCGGCGCGGCATGTCCGTCTTGCGAAGCAAAACCAAAAAAGCTGTCAGCTGTCAGCTGTCAGCTATCCACAACGCGAGCTCTCTGCTGATGGTTGAGAGCCGATAGCTGAAGGCTTAAAGCTCCATGTCAGGAACCAATCCGGTCGGCAGCTGGGCGCTGCCGCTCTCGACGGGCGGCGGGGTGCAGGATCCGACGTCCTACAAAGCAAATATCGATGCGAGCCTCGCCGTGGCGCAGCGCGTCGCCGACGCCTTCGCGCCGAAGCCCGTGGTGCCGGCGGCGATGTCAGTTCGGCTCGATGCCGGCTTCATCGCCGCGGAGAGCTCATCGGGCCAGCAATCGGTGGTCGAGGTCGCAGCGCAGAGCGTGACGATCGCGGCGGCGCCTGGCGCGCCGCTGAGCCGGATCGATCTCGTCGTCATCGACGGCGCGACCGGCGCCGCGAGCGCGGTCGCGGGCACGCCCGGCAATCCCCCATCGCCGCCATCCTTGCCGCCGGGCAAGCGGCAAGTGGCGCAGATTGCGGTGGCTTCGGGTGCGTCCGCGATCACCGCGGCGAACATCACCGATCTGCGCGCGGTCTGGTCGAGCGGCGCGGCGAGCGGCGTTTCCTGGGCGCTGGCCGCGGGCGGCGCCGATGCGATCACGGCAAGCTATGCGCCGCCGACGTCCAACCCCTTGCCCGACGGGTTGATGCTTGGCTTTCGCGCGGCGGCATCGAATGCGACGACCGCACCGAGCTTCGCCCCCGACGGGCAGGCGGCGCATCCCATCACCAAGAAGGGCGGTGCGCCGCTCTCGGCGGGCGACATCCCGGGCGCTCTGGCGGAATGCCTGCTGCGCTACAACCTCGCCAATACACGCTGGGAGCTGCTCAATCCCGCCGATCCGCCGCCGCCGGCCATTCCATCGGGGGCGGTCATCCCCTTCGCGGGGAGCGCCGCGCCGAGCGGGTGGCTTCTCTGCTTCGGCCAGGCGATCAGCCGCACGACCTACGCGGCGCTGTTCGCCGCGATCGGCACCAGCTTCGGGGCGGGCGACGGCTCAACCACCTTCAATATTCCCGATCTGCGCGGCCGCGCGGCCTTCGGTCTCGATAATATGGGCGGGAGCGCGGCGGGGCGCATCACCAGCGCCGGCTCGGGCATCGCCGGGACGACGCTCGGTGCAACAGGCGGCGACGAGCATATGCAGGCGCATGGCCACACCGCGACCGTTACCGACCCGGGGCACGCGCACTCGATCACAGCGACCGGCGTTGGCGGTGTAAGCGGCACTGCAGTGCCGGGGACAAACGATGGTGGTGGCGGAGTTGGTAATTCTTGGAGTACAAACTCAGCTACGACGGGACTTGGCATTTCAGTTGCCGCTACTGGCGTGGGTGCATCACAGAACATGCCGCCCACCATTTTGCTCAACTACATCGTTAAAACCTAATCATAGGTGCGTCGCCGAATCACAAAATCGCAAGCTTACCGTTTGATTGCGGCATTGTAGCATTGAGTGCCTTGGAATATCGTATCGCAACGCGGCATTTCGAGAACGTCAATGACGGAGACAAAGCTCTATCGGGTAGGTCGGTTTGAATTGACGTTGCCTAACGACCATCCTCTCGATGAGTATCAGCAGCGTTTTCGGCTCTACGACATGGCTCTCGGCGATATCGCTCAGATTGTGGCGCATAAATATCCGGATGCGACCGCTGTTGATATCGGTGCAAACATAGGCGATAGCGCCGCACTTATATGTCGCGATCAAAATATGCCGGTGTTATGCATTGAACCTAGTC